CCATTTTTGGATATTACTGGACCTGAAAAAGTTGTATTTGCCATAAGTTTATTCTCCTAGTTATTCCAATCTAGTCTCTAGGCCGTCGACTATACGCGTCTAGATCAGAAGTTAATGTATAGTGTTTAAAATATAACTTAATTTATTGAATAGCGCAAGAGGTACCTTGCATAAAAATGCTGTTTTTAACTATAATTTGTAACTAGTTTAACTAGCTACTGAAAATTCAGGAGCTGCATTTTCTACTTTAATTTGCATTATAGCACTTTTAGCTTCTGCAAATTTTATATGGTTAATGACTTTTTTTATCTCTTCGTCAATCTTAACCATATCAAGAGTATATTTACCCTCTTGTAAGTAGTTTTGCTCCCAATCAAGTTCTAATGACCTTTTCTTCCTGTAAAGGTCTTGAACGTGATCCATCAACAACCTCCTCGTAGGTTAGCCAAAGTTTGGATTTTGTATACCAACCACCGGCATCTTTAAATTCTATCATGTTTTTTCCTATTTTGTCAAGGATAGAATTTTCTATACTTTCTTTAGTATCTTCTGCAATTATATCAAATTCAGCAACATATCCATATGCTCTGATTTTAACATGAAACATTTTTGTCATAATTTTGTCTTTCTATCAGATTTGTAGAGCCCCATAAAGGGGCCCCACAAAATAAAAAATGCTTAAGATCCTTGTGATCCGAAGATACCTCTAGGGTCAGAAAAGCCGAAGCTGTATCTTTCTCTAGCTTTGTATCTAACGTTACCAGTATCAAAATCACCTTCCATAGCAGTTTTGATAGGTGCTCTTACGAACATCTTCATACCGTTTGGAACGTCTGTTTTGATAAAGAACGCATCAGTATCAGTTAAGAAATTGTTAACCACATAACCTTGTGGAACCATTCCCATTGATCTGATTGCATTGATATCGTTATCAGCAGTTGCGGTTCTACCAGCAGATTTCATTAATCTCTCCGCAGTGAATTGTAATTCTTTTGGAATGATTAATTTAACACCTTGCGCTGCAATTTTTAAACCACGCTCATCTGTGAACGAGTTGATATCAATCAACGATTGTTCAAGAGAAGTTTCATTTAAATCTGCTTGAGTAGCAAGTGTGTTGCTGAAAGTACCAGCAATAGTTGGATGTGCAGAGTTTACTAAAGAAACTCCATCACCACCTACGAAAGAAGAACTAAATGCATTGTTTAATACATTTGCTCCAAGTACCTGCTTAGTGTTTGCCATAGATCTTGCTAATGCTTTTGTATATCTAGACGCAAGTCTGTCATACAAGTTGTCTTCAATCGCTTCTTCAGTGATCGCGAAAGCAAGTGCTATAGTGTTATGAGTATATCTAGCAGTGAAAGTTTCTTGTGCGTTGTCAAATACAACTGCAGAACCTTCCGGCTTGATTTCCGCATTAGCGAATCCAGATAACATTACTTCCTCTTCGAAAGCTCTGTCTGAAGTCTCTACATCGAAAATTTCAAGATGCTGATTCTCGTATCTTTTATATTCCAGGCCGAATAGTGCATTCAATCCTGGCTCTAGTTCTTTTACTAGTTGTCCTCGTGAAATAGCCATAATTTATCTCCTATTATATGCCTGTAAATTGTTTATAGAAATGATTATTAACGATAGCTGTTACAACTACGTTTGTAGCGTAATTAGTAGCGTTAATTTTCTCATTATTGAAGCCTTTAGCGACTCCAATGATACGTAACTGACTAGTAGTCGTCACACCTACGTTATCAGTATCTATCTCAACTTTAGAAACATAGTTTGCTGATGAACCAGCTGTATAAACTATATTTGCGTTTAAGAAGATATCTGCAATAGGTAGATCTGAACTAGCCTGTACTTCGTATCTCTCATAAGGATCATCCGTCACGAAACCAACAATATCAGAAGCAGTATTACTTGCTTTTAAATTGTTTGCCCATGTCGGCTTTTTGGTTGAAGTATCAGTATAGAATACTCCGTTTAGTGAACCTAATATTTGTACGTTAGTTGTCTCAACTACACCAATGAATCCAGTATTTAAAGCTTGTACTGGATCGTTTTGATATATTGCTGACGAACTTGCCGCAATACTGTATTCACTTAAACCTTGAGCGTCTCTATTCTGTCCAACCTTGCCAATTGGTAATAAACCAAAGGCTGCGTCTGCGTTAGCCATAGTTTTTCCTTGTTTAAGTTTATTTAATCGTTGGTATTACCAAAAAATTATTTTTTGTTGCTACCACCGAAAGTTACACGAGTCTGCCTCTCACTATTGATAGGCATACTTGGGTGCTGATCCTTTAGTATGTCGTTTTTAACTGCGTCTTCTCGCTCCTGAGTTCTTTTTGCAAAGTACTCTTCACGAGCTTTTGCGACCTCTACAGGTATCCTTGCCAGCGCAAGGCCACCATGCCCGATTACTCCCGCGTATTTACCTTCTTGAATTGTTGAGTAATTTTCACCTGGATATTCATCAGCTCTTACTAATTCATATCCTGATCTTAATTTACTCGAAACATTTTTAGTGTCATCCTGACCTAAAATTTCAAGCCTTATCCAACGGTGTTTAAATCCGTCTTTTGGGCGCGGTGCATCCAAACTTGATGGTGGAGTCCAAGTCGTTGGTCTCTTTACAGAGTCTCTTGACTGGCTCGCACGAGGGGTTTTCATTTTATCGTCTTCCATATGCCTATACCTCCTTCATGAGTTTTAATTGTTTCGCATATTCTTCCAATGGCACTCCTAATTTTTTGGCAACAGCAACTTGAGAAGGTGTGAGTCTCACAGTTTTGCGACTAGTATTAACACTTCGCTTTGCCGAAGCTACTACTTGTGTAGGTTTAGTCGATTCCGTTGTTTCTGTTTTAGCAAATTTATGCGGAAAATCAAGTCTTATTCTTTTATCTATTTCTGCATAATATTCGTCACTTTCAGCATCGTATCCTTCTTCATCAACTAGTTGTCTATGGATGTCAAAAGCCGTGTAAGTCATAGGTTTATCTTTACCAAACCATGGATTTTTTTCTCCCCATGCTTCTGCTTTTGGACTTCCAACAATAGGTGTTTCTTGTTTAGTAAAAGGAGAATCGCTAATTGTTGCTTGTTTAACTGGTTCTTTTGCAACAAGATCTTTCATTTCTTGAAGTCTTGCTTCTTCATAACCAAGTCTTGCAATTTCTTTTTGTGCTTCAATTTCAATTGCAATATCTCCAGCTTCTCTAGCCAAACTTAATTTAGCCTTTGCTGCTTCTAAAGAAGAATTAATTTTTGCTTCTTTATCTTTTAAAGATGTAGTTTCTAAAGAACTAAATCTTTTTGTAAGTAGTTCTTTTTCAGCTTTAACAGTTTGAGCATATCGCACTGCTTCGTCTTTTTGACGTTCAGCCTCACGCATCTTTTTAGTTAGTTTTGCAATTCTTCTTTGTACACTTTCACTATAATCTTCTAATTCATCTTTCTTAGTCTCTTGTTTCTCGCTGCTAGCGTCAAGGGGCTTGGAAACTTCTTTCTTTTCCTCTTTTACTTCTTCTGCCTTAACAGGCTCAATGGTCTCTTCTCTTACTTCAATCTCCTTTTGTGGTGCATCATCTTTTAATTCTACATCCACTTCAGGACCAGAAGTATCTATGTCAACCATCTGTTCACTTTTCTTTTTTTCTTCTGGCATAGTTTTCTCCTATGTTAAATGTAATGAAGCACTGATTCTGGATCTTTAATAGTTCCAAGCACTTCATCATCGTTAAGAAGGCGAACTTCTCCACCTTCTATTGGTAATCGTGATCCTGCATATCTTGCAAAGATCACCCAATCTTTTTCTTTACACCATGGTCCTGTTGGAAATCTTTCTTTATCTCCATACGCAAGTGGACCTATTTTTAAAACATAACCACAGTTAGTTGCTATTCTTGATTTATCTAAAGACTCTTGTGAAAAAATAATTCCACCTTTTGTTTTTTCTTTAGGTGTAAATGGTAATACTAAAATTCTCCATCCCGAAGGACTTGGCAATTGATCTACTATTGGACCAATATTATTTTCATCTAATCGTTTTATTTTTAATTCTTCCTCTTTGTATTTTTCTTCGAGGCCAAATTTAACTTTTGGTATCTCCTTTGAGAGATTCTCCTTTGAGTGTGACGACGTTGTCCCTTTGCTCATCTTTTTTTTGCTCCTTTGTTGTTAGCAGGTTAGAGATTTCCTGATCTATATCCTTGTAAGCTTGCGCTTTTCCAAGCATATATTTATATTTTTCCATGTTGTCAACATTACCAAGAATCAGACTATCGCCTACCGCTTGGTAATTTTCTCTTAAATATTTCCTAAGTTTAGTTAGAAATTCTACGGCATCCATTTAACATTTCCACCTTCTGCGAGCCTGTCGTAATCGTGAATTAGGATCTTTGGCAGCTTTTGGAAACATTTTCATTTGACCTGCGCTTCTTGCACAGTATGACTTTCTTCTTTTAGCAGCCTTTGATCCTGGCTTCACTTTACCAGTAACCGCTGTTGATAATTTAGAACCGGGATTCATTCTTCTGTAGGCCATAACACCGGCTCTTGTCATACCTGCTCCAGACTTTGTAGGTCTAAAGTTTTTTTTGTTTCTAGTTGGCATGTTATCTGGTGTTCTGCCGCCAGATGCCATCATTGCTCTACCTTGTCCTCTTACTGCAATATCACCCATTAAACATATTTCATTGTTGTCATATCAACAATGCCTCCCTCTGCTTTTTTAGTTCTTTTAACTGAATCAATATATCTTCGGTAAACACCTGCTGATGATCCTTTACCCATAACACGTGCTCGTTGTTCCATGGCAATTGCAGCTTGTATTTTATGTGCATGAGATCTACCACTTTTTCTAATTTTTGATACGCTTTTTCTAGCGTCTGACTCTGTTGCAAACTTTAAACCATGAATTGTCCCTTTAGGATTTTCATCTGTATATAAATCAGAGTGTTTTTTAGATCCTGCTGGTTGACCTGGTTTTCTTGGAATTCTTGCAGTTCCACCTTTTGCTTTTCCAACTCTTACACAATTAGGGACTGATTTATTTCCTTTTTTC